TATAAAAAAGGTTACTTGTATTTTGAGTATTCAGAAGAAAAATATCTTTACAGTTACACAATTAAAAAAATAGTACCTAAGTTTGATGAAAAAAAATGTACTTTTAAACTAATAAAGAAAGGTATTGATATTGATTACACCGATAAACTTGAAAAGTCCGTTGTTTTTGTTGGGACCTTTGACGATGAGTTTCCGTTAGAAGGGTGTTTGTTATCTGTTTTAAAAAGAAAACTTATTAGTTACATATCACAAACAATAAAGTTAGACGAATTAAAAGAGACCAAACAAAGTGAAGAAAAAAAGTAGATATCCTGACCACATAGTTTGGGACGAGGAGACAGAAAAGTTTAATGCCTTTCTATTACCATATGGTTCTAATGTTTCAGCACCTGCAATTAAATTGGACAATGTGGATGGTTTTAAAAACAAGGGTGTAAGTAAGATAGAAAAAATATTCAACTCAGAACTTGAAGAGTTGATACAAAAGTATTATAATTTAGTAGATGAAGTAGAATTAAATAACCTCATCTATAATTCAAAATATTCATTTGAACCAATAATAGGGGAAACATATCATTTATATGAAAACAAAAAGAATGAGAAATTTTTATCACTTATCGGACCAAACGAATGGAATGAAAAACACATAATTTCAGTTAAACTAAATTCAGATTACAAATGGGTTTCCACAAAAGATTTATAACTAAAGACATTATCATGTCAACAAAAGAGGAGCACTTGGATACATTATTCTCCTCCGACGCACTAATTTTTGAAGACGATTGGTCCATGGAGTTTTACAATATGTACTATGACGGTCACACAATAAAAGAAATAAAAGAAAAACTTATCATCAATGAAGACAATTAAAAGAGGAGACGAAGTAAAAAGAGTCTCAGAAAAAGAAGCAATGTTCTTTGTAAGAAACGGATGGAATTACTGTCCTAAATCTGAATGGAAGGTAAACAGAAAAACTCAAACCAAACCAAAAGTTGAGGTTGAAGAGTTGGAAGTTACTGACAATATTTCTGACAAGAAAAAGAGAAAGATGAGAAAAGAAAATAAAAGGAAGAAGTATGAAACTAAATGAAGGAACAAGTAAATCATCCTGACCATTATGGGGGTGAGGATAACCCATATGAAGTTGTTAAAGTTGCAGAGGCATGGGGAATAGACCGAGACGCGTATCTATTCAATGTTTTGAAATACATTGGTCGTAGTGGTAAAAAAGATGACAATCCACCTTTACAAGACCTTAAGAAGGCGTTATGGTACCTAAACAGAAGAATAGAAACAATAGAAAATGAAAACGAATCAGATATATACAGGAGACTCTACCAAGCAAATGGCGGAGATGGAGGAGGAAACGATTGATTTAATTGTTACTTCACCACCGTATGGTGTTGGTATTGATTATGACAATTGGGATGACGATAAATATTTTGAAGAATATAAAGTATTTGCGAAGGGTTGGTTAAGTGAGGCGTATCGTATATTGAAAGACGATGGTCGTATTGCTCTTAATATTCCTTATGAAATCAATAGACAGGATAAAGGAGGTAGGATTTATTTCTCTGCTGAGATGTGGATGATAATGAAAGAAATCGGTTTTGGTTTCTTTGGTATTGTTGATTTGGAGGAAAGTTCACCACATAGAAGTAAGACAACTGCTTGGGGAAGTTGGATGAGTCCCTCATCACCATATATTTATAACCCTAAAGAGTGTGTAATTCTTGCGTATAAGAACTTACATAAAAAACAAGTTAAGGGTACACCTCAATGGAAAGGAGAATATCAGATGGTTGAAGATAAAAAGAATGGTGGAGAAAGACGTAAATTAGTTTACGAAGAGAAAGACAAAAAGGACTTTATGTCACTAGTCTTTGGTCAATGGAACTACTTTGCTGATACCAGACAGATGACTAAGGCAACATTTTCTTTGGATATTCCATACCGTGCGATTAAGATATTGTCATATAAAGAAGACATAGTTTTAGACCCATTCAATGGTTCGGGTACAACATGTTTAGCTGCTGAAATGTTAGGTAGACAATGGATTGGTTTGGATATTTCTAAAAACTATTGTGATGTTGCCAGACAAAGAATAAAAGATTATCAGTTGGAACAACAACAACTTAAAATAAGTGTTGATGAAATTACTAAATAAAATAATATGGTTTACTACGAAACTACGGAGCAATTAATGGACCTTGCGAAGGAGAATGGAACTAAAACCACTAAAGAAGGTTTATTACATTTTAATACTGGTAAATTTACTGGTCGTTCACCCAAAGACAGATATTTTGCCAATGGCGAATATGTACATGATAATATAGACTTTAAAAGGGCTATAAATCAAAAACTAAGTAGAGAAGAATACATTTCTTTAAAAGAAGAGATGAAAGAATACTTAGAAGAAAATAAAACATTAAGAAGTAGAAGAGTTGCTGGATACTCATATGAACACATGGCGACTTTTAGTATTACTTCAACAGAACCATGGGCAATTATATTCTTTAATAATATGTTGATTGACCCAAGTAGTTTTGTTACTACATATTCAAGGTCATTCACAGAATGGGAAGTCTTACACGCTCCGAATTTCGTAAGTAAAAATAGACCTGAAGGAGTTAAAAATGAAAACTTTGTCATCATAGATTTTGATGATAGAAAAATATTAATAGCGGGAACAAGTTATACGGGTGAAATAAAGAAAAGTGTTTTCACAGTTCTAAATACACTTTTGATAGATAGAGGTGTGTTACCCATGCATTGTTCTGCAAACTCAAATACAAAGGATGGTATAGGTGTTAATTTGTTTTTTGGACTATCAGGTACAGGAAAGACTACACTGTCCTCAGACCCTTTAAAATTCTTTATAGGAGATGATGAACACGGATGGGACGGAAACAAAATATTCAACTTTGAAGGAGGGTGTTACGCGAAGTTAATTGATTTAGAAGAGGAAAAGGAACCAATAATATGGAATGCAATCCACAGTAAATTTACAAGACAAAACACATCTTTACTTGAAAACATTATTGTTGATGAGGATGGAAACCCTGACTTTACTGATAGTAGTATAACTGAAAATATTAGAGTATCTTACCCTTTAGACCAAATAAGTAGAACTTCTAAAGTAACTATGACAGGAAGAGGTAATGATGTTAAAAACATATTCTTTTTATCATTTGATGCTTTTGGAGTATTACCACCTATTTCTTTATTGAATACAGAACAAGCGGTTAAATACTTTGAGTTAGGTTATACATCAAAAGTCGCAGGAACAGAAGTAGGTATCAACGAACCAACAACCACATTCTCACCATGTTTTGGAAACCCATTCCTACCAAGAAAAATATCTGATTATACGAACCTATTCAGAGAAAAACTTATGGAATTTTCAGATGTTAAAGTTTGGTTGGTAAATACAGGATTTGATAAAGATTACAATAGGTTTTCATTGTCACAAACTCGTGGTGTTATCAATGGAGTAATTGATGGAGACTATGATGATACCTTTATTGAATATAATGAGTTACAGATACCAAAAAGAATTGGTGAATACAATATGGAAGAGGTTTTTGAAAAACCTGATGAGATAAGACAGGGTAAATTCTTTACCATGATAAAAAACTCCTTATAATGAGGGGTTTTTTTGTTTATAAAGTATTTATATTAAAAGTATATTGATATGAGACAATTTAGAATAGATGACTCAGAGAGAGATAGAATTTTAAATCTCCACGAGAATGCAACAAAAAGGCAATATTTAAGTGAACAAGTTGAAGAAAATAATTTAAATAAAGCTATACAATGCTTCTTAAATAAAAAAAATAAAATTGAAATAGAGGTTGATGGTAAGATAGGACCAAAAACGATTGAGGCTATAGGTGACTTTATAGGTTATGAACGTACAGGAGACTTTGAAACTGATTGGACCAAAGCACAGAGTAAAATGAGTGAACAAGACAAAAAAGATTTTAAAGATTGCGTATCTGAACACGGAGATTTATTTGATAAAATTTACAGATGGTTATTCTAATAATATCATGAAAACAATACTAAAAGAAACAGGATTAAGAAATATCAAAGCACTTGCGGATAGGTATAAAAAGGCTAAGATATATTTCCACCAAGATTTAGATGGTGTGACTACTGCATTGGCAATGAAAAATTATTTGGAAAATAATGGTATTGAAGTAGTTGATGCCGAGATAATCCAATATGGTGACAAAGAGTTTGCGGTTAAAAAGTTAGATGCGCAAGGAGATACAATGCCAGTGTTGGTTGACTTTGCTCACGGTAAACCCATGTTTGTTGTCCATACCGACCACCACGACTCGCAAAGTGGAGTAGAAAAAGACACATCTACGTCATTCAGACCATCTCGTTCAAATGTTGCGACATTGTCTCAGGTTATGTCACCTACAGATATATTTCCAAATGAAGATGTTACATTGATATCTACTGTAGATTCTGCGGATTTTGCGAGATTTGGTTTACAACCCGAAGATATTATGAACTTTGTTTTTAAGTTACAAAAAGATAAGGGACTACAAAGTAATAAAATGGCTTTAGGTTTGGCGACAAACAAATTGTTATTGGCGTTTAAAAACAAACCAGGATTTTTGGAAGAGTTGGTTATGACTTCACAACCATCATTACTAAATATTTTTCAAAATATTAATAGAATTGCTGAAAGAGAAAACTTAAAGTTTGACGAAAGAGTTTCTCAAGGAAAGGCGTTTAATAAGTGGGGAAGACCTGAAAAGAAACCATATGCTTCACCTGAAGAAATGGCCGCAAACCAACAAGATTATATTAAAAAACAAAAAGAAAGTGATAAAGTTTATTATGACGATGGAATTATAGTACAATATGGTGGCGGTTCCATGTTTAATCCAGGTTCATATGATAGATACACTCCATTTAAAAATTATCCTGACGCGGACTTTTTAGTTATCGCATGGCCTATGGGATTAGTACAAGCAAGTTGTAACCCATTTAAAGGTGAAAGAGAACTTAAAGGTGTTAACTTAGGTGAAATAGCGCAAGAAGTTTTATCAAAATGGGAACCACAATTAAAAGATAAAATAATTCCATTATCAACGATAAAGTGGGTTTCTGAGTCAGGGAAAGATTTTGATGAAGATTCAGTTGGATTCACAAACGCAGATTTAGAAGCTTTTTACGGAGATAAAGTTCGTTCAATTGACGGAGGTGAGGAATACATGGACAGGTTAAAAAATATTATGAATACACCCTCAAGTGAATTAACGGATACCGAGTGGGAGATACTTGATAAGTTAGGTGTACCTGCGTGGGAGATGATTCAAGCAAATTCAGGAGGACATAAGTGTATAACAAATATATCGGCAATAAATTATTTTGGTAGAGCTAAAAGACCGCCAAACCCTGATAGACAAAGAGGACCGAAAAAAGAAGGAGATTCAGCATCGGTAAAGTTTATAAAAATGGTTCAAAAAAGATTTGTAGAGATACTGAAAGAAAAAATTAATCAGAGTAAAGAATCAAATTAAATTAAAGGAGACTTGGTCTCCTTTTTTTATACCTAATTTTTCACAGGAACCGCCAGCAATTTCTAATACTTCACTACAGATTCCTTTATAGGATTCACAAGAAACATCATCG